CGGTAGATTAACACCGTGGGCGGACATTTGTCTTTCCCCCATGGACACTTCGGCGTCCTTGACTGGCGGACAAGTGTGTGCGCACGGTGAACAGTGGCGTTATACAAAATTGTGATAATGGTTATACGAAAATATTATACCAAGGGATAAAGAAAGACTGCGGAAATGCTCCGCAGTCTATTCTCTATTAGTTGATCGTGCTTAAATCTTTCCATGTGCCTGGATTTCCTGTTGCAATGCAAACCCAACCGACAGGACTACCACTTGCAGGACTGCTGTTATAAACAACTTCGCCCAAAGTGTGATTTCCGTCCGTTGGAGCGGCGTTACCGGCTTCAAAGGCATACAAGGAAATGCCTTTGAGCAACGACATTTTAGACCTATCAATCACATTTGCCGCAATCAGCACGTTACCCGAGATATTTCCCGCTCCGCTATAAATTAGTGCGCTATTGTATCTTACAGCGGTATTTCCAAAAACGCACAGACCTTTTATATAACCTAAATTCATAGCAATTTGTGCCGTTGCACCTTCGTTGTTATTCAGATAGCAATTTCTAACTGACAACCCCTCGGTATGTGCACTGTCGCTACCCTCGCAATAAATACACTCGCCGTTCATCCACTCGAAATAACAGGTATCAACGTCAATGTTGTAGCGCACGTTATTCACTGGGTTGATTGTGATGCCCCTCTGGCCCTCAAAGTTACATTTGACAAACTTTATGGCTGCGCCGCTGTACAGAATTACAACATTAGATGCCTGTTTGGTATTGTCCAGAGGCAAAGCGAAATCGCAAGAATCAAACAGCCAACTATTAGCTTGTTCAAGCAGTCTGACATTGGAAGGACTTGCCGAATCATTTTGTCCGAACATGCAATTTCTGACTGTAAAAGTCCATGCGTGATCTGCAATGATAGAGCTTGTGAAACGTCTGAAAATAATATCAGACAATACCCATTTCTGTGCATATTTGAAATTCATGCACACACCCTCGGTGTTTACGTTAAAGAGTGTCAGGTTTCTGATATATGATTCTTGAGTTGTTGTAGTGTCCGGCATTACAAAATCGAACAGCGTGTTAGCTTCTGATCTAAGAATAGTTGCGTAGATATTCTCACCGAACATTTGAAGTCTGCGCGCTTTAGTTGTATCTAAATGCAAACTCGCCGTGATTCTGTATTCGCCGTTCGGCACATAGATAGGCGTTTTATTTGTCTGGAAATTTTCAATCGCCTCCTGAAATGCTGTTGTATCATCGTGCACAGCATCGCCAACGGCGCCGAAATCACGAACGTTAATTACATGAATAGTGCCGCTTCCAATTTTTGCTTCAAGCGCTGCATCTGCTTCCGCTCTGGCCTGTGCTTCTGCTGCATCTGCTTCCGCTCTGGCCTGTGCTTCTGCCACAATCTTTTCATCCAGCGTTTTGTCTGCGTTTTTACGGTTCGAGATCTCGTCCTGTAACTCAGCGGACAGCGTGTTTACTTCGTTCGTGATCGTCTCGCTCAGCATAGCAAAGAGATCGTGCACGTTGGTTTTCTTGCAGTTGGAGCCTTCAACGTACTTGTCACCGGCGTTGATATTCGTCGTAATCAGCAGAAGATCATTTTCCAACCACACCCAGTCACCGGCCTTGTGGTCAACGCTGGCCGTGGTGCTGTGCTGCTCGTCATACGGAGTGATCGCAGATCTCACACTGTCCCAGAGCGCGGAGAAGTTACCGATCTTCGTCCAGTATTCCGTGCGATCCAGAGACACACCAGCCGGAACAGGCTGCACACTCAAGTAAGCGTTGCCGCTGCTATCCAAAACAACGGTGTTCGTCTCATACTGGCTTGTGATATCCCATATAATAGGATTTGCGTACTTCACGGAATTGATCGCGACAAAGTTCGTAATCTCTGTCTCAAGCTCTTTCAGCACGTGAAGGATCCAGTCAAGGTTAAGTTCATGGAAATTCGCATAGGGGAAATTTTCAAACAGACCCATATTAGACCTCCTTAATAAATTTGCAAGCAGAAACGATTTTTGAAGCTGGTAATAATCACATCGATGATATTATACAGTGAAACTTCGCGTTCACTCTCAAGCATCTGCTGCGATGTTGTCACGCCGATATTACCATGGGCACGGCCAGACCTCACCAGATCGCGTTTTTCCGTTTCGCTGGTGGTGGTGTCAGCTGCCGTTTTCACCTTCACGTTTCCTTCCTCGTGCTGCTCTGTGTCGCTGCTGCCGGTCTGCGTGTCCGTGTCCTTCTCCGTTGGCGTGAAGTCCGTCTCGTTGTAAGCACTCACAAACTTCTGCCCGGTTGCGCCTGCCGTGGTTGTTCCGCTTGTGTTGGTGCTGCCGGTGCTGTCCGTGGTGCTGCTGCCGGTGGTTTCAGCGTCCACGCTGCGCGCGCTGTTCTCGCCCTCCGTCCATTCCTCTGTCCGGTCATAGTTCTCAATAGGGTTATAGTCCAGCAGCGTGGTTTTATAAAGTCTCGTCCAGATGGGAAGCTCTTTATGGCTCCACCGGCCAATCATGGCCTGCATAAAAACCGCATCCGGATAGATAACTTCAAGTTCCGCCGTTTCTGCAAGCAGATTGTCTTTCACAAGATCCGCGTCCAGCCCATCCGGAAGAACCAGCTCACACAGAATACCGGGGTTAAACCTTGACAGACCCAGCAGGCTTAATGTTGCTGTCATTGTTCACACCTCCTTCAAACGCATCCGGGAAACGCCAATCAACGGAGAGATCCAAGCCAAACATGTTGTTAGTGGCTTTGATGCTTTCTTTCAGTTCTTCCAGCCACATGGCACATTTGCTCTGTGTTTCAATGTTGTTAGCGTTGACTTCATCCGTCACGAGCCGCTCACGCTTGTCCGTGTTCGCGTTTGGAATGCCGATATCCGTATCAAACATTGCTTCAATTTTCCGCATGTCGCTTAGAATGTCGGAGCTGATATAGACATTTTTCAAATTCTGCTCAAACGCTTCCCACGCCTTACTGCCATCGTCCCGGTAAAGGCTCTTGTCAATCACGGCGCAAACTTCACCGCTGGCAATGCGATCATACAGCTTTTTGAATGTCTCCGCTGCCGTCTTGTTACCAGCAGCGAACACATACGCAAGATGTGTGTTCAATAAGTTCATTCCGACAGATTCAGCACACAAGGCCAGCATATCAGCATAATAGCCGACGATATCCATAAGGCCGCCATAGTCCGGCTGTAAGCGGATGATAGTGCACTGACTTCCGATGCGCGGTTGAAGATTTCCGCGCAGCAGGGGATTTGTGATAATTGCGTTGGTAGGCTGGTAGAAAACGTTGTAACCGGTCAGCGTGCAGCCTTGCGGAATAACGCCGAACTTCGATGTATTGACCACAGCGAGATAGCCCCAGCAGTACAGCACATAAAGAAAATAATTCTTGCTCCAGTGCTCCGGCAATTTCCACTTGTACAGCGACATTGCTTTTTGCAGCAGGTAGCGCCGGAAATACTGAGAAAGTGCTGTGTTTCTGCAATGGACTGTGGACGGACTGACAGCAGCGTTAGCAGCGTTGATATAGTCATAGCAGGCCGGAATGCCGTTACCAATCATGCAATCATCTCCTTTCTTTAAGTTTGAATAGCAGCCATATAGGGATTAGCTTCGCCGGTGGATGCCCGGCCAGATACTCATACCAGTATTCAGCTTGTCGGCTTCGCGCCGGTTGCGGCTTGACCGCTGGCCGCTCATAATTATAAAGGAATGCCTGCGCGAGATATGCAGGCGGCTTGTCAGACTGCGAGAACTCGCGGAACGTCATAGGGTACAGGCTCGTGCTGATCCATTGCAGATGGTTCTCAAGCTCGTATTGTATGCGCTCCATTTCTTTCTGGCCGTTGTCTTGCCATCCATCCCCGGCCCATTCTGAATAATGCGTGTACGGCGTCCACTGTACAAGACCATAGCCGCCAACGAACGGATCCAGATTTTCCCAGATTCCGGGATTAAGGGTGCTTTCCGTTTGCATGTTTCCGAACATGGCCGCGATAGCGTTCACCGTCCAGCCCTGAGCTGTGAAGAATGCATACATAATATCTGCATTGTTTTGCATTTCAGATATGGACAGATATCTGTTTCCAGTGATCCATGGCATAGCAGCTTACCTCATTCATAGAAATAGCCGGATTCCAGATAGCTTTTAACCATTCGATTTTCTTCACTCGTTCCGGATAGTGCAAGATCCGGATCTGCAATCACCTGATATCCGGGCATGGTGGACAGCTTCACCTTTTTACAATAGGGTCTGCCGCGATCCTCGTTATCATCAGAGACCACCGGAAGAAACTTTGCGTAAAGCGTGGGCGCGCTGGTGAAGTTGGCAACTGTGCCATTGCTGCCGCTGGTGGCGAAATCCGGCATGGACGCATTGACCATATCGCCTATCATGTTCGCGCCCGCCGTAATCGCTCCGACAGGATTGAACCAGTTTTTAGCAACGTTCGCCGCGCCATTCACGGCGGTTAGTGCCATATTCAAATAGTTCTGGCCGATCTGCGCGATCTGAACCGGCACGCCGTACTGACCGCGCCGGACGGCAATCGCATAGTCTTTCATTCCGGCTTTGAGATGCATGTCTGCAATGCCGGTGGTATAGTCCACCGTGTAAGACATGTTCAGCGCTTCTTCATTGATGATCGACGTGGTATCAATCGGAATAACACCCCAAACGCGGCTGTCTAACGTGTACTGGGAGAATGGTGCAGCGTTTAGATATTTCCCTCGTGTAGCTGCTTGCGGATGTTTTGGGATTGTGATAATGGCAGCGGAAGGCAGCACACCAGATGCTTTCAGCTTCGCGGCGCTCACCGGCACGTTCCACCAGCCGAACGGGATAGAAGTTACCTTTGTTCCAGACGGGGCATTGTCCGGATACCACATGACGCCTGTGACATATTGCATGGGATTGAACAGGACTTTAAGAAGATCCGCGGAGATCTCTGTAATTTCACCCGTCCACGAAACATCACCCATCAGATAGGCCATAAATGCCCGGAACTGGACTTCACTGAAAACATAGTAAGCAACTGCGCCGATTGCATCAGCGCTGTTATTTACAATGCCGACAACATAGGATCCGCCTGAGATCGCCGGTACCGTGGGCCATGTAGATGTAGATTCCGCGCTCAAAGTGGCATCGCCCTTAGCCGGGTACAGTCCGTCAATCACGCTTCCGTCAGAAGAAAAGGCGCTGCGTGTCACATACTGAAAACTTTCTCCGATGCTGTTCTTCCAGCTGGCCAGCACGTCCACTTCCATGTGCGCCGTCCATAGGTGGCCTTCCTTGACCGTCCAATCGGTGATAAAGTAGTATCGGCCGCCAAGATCCGAAATGTGCGCATAATTATAATAGGATGGATTTCCTTTTAGTCCAAAGTCAAAAGTTAGCTCTGGCCTAATCAGGCTTGTAGGCATTTTCAAAATTGCAGTGTGCTGCTTCTGAGTAACGGCGGCGTCCGGACGCTTCGTGCTGTTCTCGCGCTTCTTAAATTCATACAGCGTGACATTTAACATATAGCCTCCTTAAAATTGGGCGGACACAAGGAAGTGCCCGCCTCCGCTTGTTAATCCAGCAACAGCAGCACGCCCTTTTCCGTCATATCCATGATCGCGCGGAAATTGACGTGATCGAACGTGTTCCAGTAACCACCCTTCGCGTTGAACGGGGTGACAGCTGCCCAGCTGTTTACCTGCGCGTAACCCAGCGCGTCCTCGTCAAAGATAACGCCGAAAATACCGGCATGTTCCACAGCTTCACCGGTCTTGATCGCGCCGGTGGTGTCGGTATAGATGGGTGTCACATTGATGCTGTCAGGCGTTTCGATGGACTGCCAGAAGTTCACGCCCTCGTAATCAGTATATTTCAGGTAGTTGTCATGGAAGCTATTAGTCTTGACCATTGCATCAAACTGATCCAAGACTTTTGCATAAAGGTAGACCTTCTGCCGGTTAGCAGGCGTGTGACGCAATACATGCTTCTCGCCGATGACCGTCTGAAACATTTCGGTTCGTTCAGTCATCAGTCTGGAAATTGTAGAGATTCGCGCATAAACCCACTGCATGAAGCTAATATAGTTATCCGGCTGGTAAACGGTCTGCGCATTCAACTTCAATCCGGTTTCGGTATTATACTCGGACAGCAGGTGCACCACACGCGCGTTCTGATTCTCGCTCAGCAGAGCGCCGATATAGTTCGCCAGCTGGCCGCGCGCGATATTCTCGCGGTACTGTTCCAGCTTATCAGAGCGGTTGCCGGTGATGAGAGAGTTGAACCGCATGAATTCTTCCGGGCTGGTGAAGGCCACATCATAGCTATCCTTATGAATAGTGTAACAATTCTCATAGACGCTCTGTCCGTAGAAGTTCACCTGCAAAATATCAGGCTTGTTCAACCCGTACATGTCCACGCTCTGACCCTCGCCCAGCGCATTGGGCGCTTTACTTACATCATAGCCAGCTGGCCATGTAAAGCGCGCATCGTCCTCGATGGGTTTATCAGCAATGGACAGCTTACGGACGGCGTTACCCCATCGCTCCATGGACATTTCAAGTCCACCGAACTTCCGGGTATAGGGCCGGATGCTGAAAATTGTCTTTCCCCACATCTGGGATAGCGCGTTGATAATGGGATCATAGCCGGTTTTCAGCGCAGTCTGGGCCACGCTCACGAATTCGCCGGGCGTTGTGGCCGTGATGACCGTCTGGCCGGTGGCCTGCTGCACGATGCTTTTCAGGATCGTTCCGGCCTGAAAAACCATCATATCATTTACGTTTGCCATATTTTATTTTTCCCCTTTCGGTGCCGGATTGATGATCTCGGCAAGAATTTCCTCGGCGGTTTGCACTTTGGGCTGATTCACATTCATGATGTTGCTGCCCTGCACAAGCCCGGTCAACTTTTGCAGCTCCGCAAGCACGGGATCAGCAGGCTGCGGAACAGGGGCAGGCTGCGGAACAGGGGCAGGCTGCGGAACAGGGGCAGGCTGCGGAACAGGGGCAGGCTGCGGAACAGGGGCAGGCTGCGGAACAGGGGCAGGCTGCGGAACAGGGGCATGCTGTCCGGCCAGCATGGAAAGACCCGCAATCTGCTGGGCGGTAAACCCTGCTTTTGCAAGGGTCAGGATTTCGTCAGGTTTAAACATTCATATTCTTCCTTTCTTTAAATAAATCAGAATGACGTGCGCCACGCTGCGGCTTGAGCAGACCTGCCGCCGCTCGTGGTCAAGGTATACCTGTGAACTGCCGCCGCAGTCAAGCATAACGGCATTTTCCCAGCCGTAGCTTTGAAGTAGCTTTGCAAGCTGTTCCGGCGTTTTCTTTGCTCGTGATCCGTCCTTAGACGCATAGAGACAAAGCCGCTTCTGCCCGTTGACGTACTTTGTGCCGATAGCCGTTCTTCCACGCTTGCCGCCTTGGGCGGCGTTGTAGATCGGCTTCTTGATTGCTTTCCCGTCCATCAGGATATGACTGCAAGCAATGAAATTTCCCCACGCTTCATTGGGGACTAAATCAAAATGAAAGCTGTTTGCGGTGTAGTTGTCCCAGAGATAACCACGATACAGGTCTTTCCCATGGTACAGCGTTACACCGTTCCGGCGCAGAGGGCAAACAGGGTTGCCGTTCCTCATATTATATAAGGTGCCGTTAATTGCATAGTCTGCGCCGGTTGCGCTGATAATGGCTGATAGGGATTTCCGCTTTCGTGTTCGGTGGTTTGGTTTGTTCAGGTAAATTTCAATTTTTTCAATATCATCCAAAGGAATTGAAACCGCAACCTCATTCTCTTTCTTCGCTGCCATGGCCAACACGCTCCTTTAGAAGTGATACAACCTCCTTCAAATCTCGCAGTGCTTCGGTGTTTTCCTTGACAACTTCCGTCCAGCGCTCACTTTCTGCCGCGTGGCTTTCGCGCTCCTTGTTCTGCATCCAGAACATGACACCGACACAAACGATAGGGAAGCCCAGATTGCTTACAAGCTGGCTAATGGTACCAACGTCCATTCGCATTTCCTTTCTGCCGGATATTATAATAATGAGCAAGGGCATCATGCGTTAGTCAGACGCGTGCACCAGCTTCCGGCTGTGACTTTGTGCGGCCCTTGCTCACCTCAAATATACCATCATTTGAGATATTTTGTCAACAGGTGCTCCGCTAAGTATTCCTCAAATACAATTTTTTTCTTCATGTGCGCATCCCATAACCAGCCGAATGTGCGCTTGAAGCGCTGCACGTCCGCTTCGCTGTCGCTAAATTCCGGTGGACTGCCGGACTTATGCAGCGAAACATAATATGTGCCGTCTGACTTGTGCCGGTAGCAGCAGATCTTCCCGATTGCGCATATTGGAACGAACTCGCGTAGGGGCCTGCTCCGGATGTTGCTGAAATCATTGAATGAAAATTTATTATCCAGCGCCATTTCGGAAAAGCGCGTGCCCTCGGTGGCCTTATACAATACGGTGTTTCGCTTCTCCTCGGAGATCGGCGATTTTTGAAGCATGTAGAGACACAAACCTCGTGCATTGTCCTGATACACTTCGCGGCCCTTTGCTAACATGGCGTTTGCCGTCTTGACAAGGTTGAAACCTACAAAAATAGGATTGGCAACATCGTTGGCGTTTGCAAGACAGAGAAGCTGCACGGGCTTCCGGCCTTGAAGCTCCCTGTTTCGGTTGACCGTTTCATAACAGTTCATAAGCGCTTCAAACTCGTTCTTAATAGGGCGCTCGTGCCGCTCTGGGACGAATTCATCAAAGATCATGAGATCCACATCTGACGCGTCAAAACCTCGGATATTTGAAAATGTGGAGAGTGCAGCTGAATAGCCGATTGGCCCACCGTCCGGAACCTGCTTGCCTTCTTCCGTTTCCTTATAATAGTAAAACGCGCTGTTATACTTCGTGATCGGAGCGCATGAGATATTTAGCTCGTGATCTTCGCAGATCCGCTTGAATGGTGAAAATTCCGGACGTGTCACGATATCGGCTTGGGCCTGCGTTCTGCGCAGAAATAGGAATGTGCGCTTTTCGTTCAGCGTCTCCAGCAGGCTTCCGTAGGTCTTGCCGGTGGCCCGCCCTCCAACAGCAAAGTTGAAGGGCAGGCCCTTAGCCAGCAGGCCATGCACATCTAAATAACCACTATCCAGATATACACGGCTCATAGTTACACCAAAGTGCAGGTGATGAACTCACGGCCTGCCTTGCTCTGTCCGCTGATAACTTCGATTGTGTAGTCATCGCCGTCCATCAGATCCGCAATGTTCATGAAATCGCGCTTGAAGGTGTCGCTGTTGGTTGCGCAAACGCCGCCGTCCTTGTCCATGACGGACAGCACTTCAACTTCCTTGCCGTCCTTGTTTACGTCCTTGTACAAGCAGTACGCGGCCACATCGATCTGAACGCCGATGAAGTCCTTCATCTTCTTGATAGCCGGATCCAGAGTGAGCTTGTAGCTTTCGCGCTTGTTCAGTTCCTTGTTGCTCTTAATGATAGTAGCCATAGTGATAATCTCCTTTAAAATTAATGTTATTCGTATTCGTAGCGAATTTCGGTTAGCAGCCGCTTATAATCAGCGGCAAGGCCCAATGTGTAAGTGCTGCGACGTAGAGAGACGTTAGAAGTTATTCTAAGGGCGCGGCCCTCGGCCTGATACTCGCGATACTCACCAACCGGCATATCATTGTAGACTGCTTCAAGTCCTCCGGCTTCTTCAAAAGTAAAACCCTCATGAAATGCTGTGATACCTCCGTGTGCTTCAAGCTCTTCACCCCCTTTCGTTTTCGCCACGCCTGCGATTGTACAAATCAGTTTAGTATCCGGCGTTTCGCGGTAAACATATTTCTTCGCTCCCATCGTGCGAAACTCACACATGTCATGCTCTTGCTCATACACGCCCATGTAGTGAGTTTCACCGCTGGGATCGGTGGCAAACGCTCCACTTTTACGACTGTCTTTTATACGCGCGTTGTTAAATTTCTTCAAGTTGATTTCGCCTAAATATTTCACGCTGTCTGTGTCGCAGTAAACAAACTGCGGCGCGTTGGGATCGTCTGGATCTCCGTGGGCAAGCTGTATACCTTCTTCCAGCCGGTAGCGTGCCCATGCCGTCACCCACACCCCCCATTGATAAGCGAGAAATGCTTTCCTGTTATGCGCAAGCAGCAGCCCTGCTTCATCCTCGTACTGTTCCTCGAACATATTGTTTATAAATAGGATGGACTGCTTCACCGGATCTTGAGCACACATGCCGTATAGGGAATTCAGCTTCTTCTTAGATTTTTCATACAGCAGCTCTTGCCCTTCTACGTTTTTCAGCTCTGTTTTATAGTGGTAGTATTGGCAGATCGTTTTTATAAGTGGTCGCGGAAGATAGCCATATCGCGCACACGCAACGTCATAAAATTTGATATCTGTCCAGTCATACTCGGAAATCAAAATCTTGAGATCAATGTCTGTTATGGTGGTTTCTAAGTAGTCAGCGGAAATGATTCTTCCGTTGTCCACCAGCGCGTTCTCTGTGTGTCGGCATTTCGATAGGCTTAGATAGGGACAGCCCCAATCAATACGCCGCAGATGTGGCCCAGTCAACGCTACGCGCATGATGCAGGCTTTCTCACGGACGCCCAGCATTTTTATAACTTCTTCATAGGGCAGATCGCCCAGCCGGTAAAATTCGCTGATTGGAAATTTACAGTTGCACATCACGTCCGGGTAGCTGCTGGATCTGTCGGCGCTGTGGACGTTATGCAGCGTGTATTTAGTGTAGTAGCGGTTCGCGTGGGTGTTACCACCCCGAAACGCTTCGCGGAGCATCTTGTAAATCTCGTAATCTGGCAGCTGTGACTTTACAAAGCTGTATGACACATCCGACATTGCTTTCTTGGCATCCCGCCGAACGTATCCCGTTGACGTTAGAGGGAAAGTATAGATCGTATCGCCGTCATGCTCCATTTCTATCTGGATGGCTTCCACAAGGCCCTGCACATCATGCACGCAATAGGCTAGCTCTGATTCGCTCAGTTCCGTCCATGGGTAGCGGATCTTGTCATAATCAAATGTGCCGGACAGCTTCGCATGCTGCACGCCCATTTTCTTGGTGTATGTGTCCAGATTCATGTTGCTGTGGAGATATGAGCAGCGAAACTCAAAGCAATCCCACATATCACACTTTAGGACTTTACGCGATTTAATGGCAAATACATCATCTTGATCAAAGTAATAGATACCCTTTAAAAATTGGAATTCATAGGACAAGTTGTGAACGAATACAGGCAGGAACACATCATCAAGAACGCTTCGCAGGTGGTTCTGGAATTCTAAGAATTCTTCCCACGTCCGGCCTACAACTGTGTATTTAGTGCCAAATTGCCACTGCCACACATACATAAAGGATTGCTCAATGTCCGGAAGTCTGGTTGTCTCAATGTCAAAGGCTGTAATCAGATCCTTGTATTTTCGTCTTTTCTTCGTGCGCTGGTTGCCCGGTTTGCGCTTCACCAGAGGAATGTTTGCAAGCCAATCATAAGGAAATTCAGCTGCACTGATAATCACAAGAAGTCTTTCAGCTCCTTGTATAGATCGTCGGAGCTTTTCTCAATAACATTCCGCTCTTGCTTGTATGGCTTGTTCTTTTCCTCCTGCCACGCCTCGAAATCGCGTAGGACCTGCGCTGTTTTGTCTTTGCGTTCAGCAGCTTTCTCAAAGGCTTCGCTATTCCGGATTGTCTCGTAAAAATCCAGCGCAACCGTGGATCCATAGCCGCGCATCATACCATTTTTCCACTGCCGGAAAAACTCGCCCAGATCGACAAAGTTAGATTCATTTACAAAGGTGTAACCGTGCTTGTTGAAAGTCTTAATTACTTTGTCTCTGGCTCTCTTAATGCCGCGCAGCGTTCCGGTTCGCGCGGTCATCATCTTCGCAAGTTCTGCAAGCAGCAGCTTCATTTCATATGGTTTCAGTTCAGAGGATGGCTTATAACGATCCTTATTATAATAGTATGTTTTGCTGGATCTGCCGATTTCCTCGGCTTCGATTCGCTTTAGGCGCTTCTGTGCGATTGCGCGCAAGCGTTGGTACTCGCTCTTGATGTTTTCTGGTGTCCATACATCCGCATGCCGGATCGCGTCCAGTGTGTAGAGGTCAGGCGTGTCCTTGGGGTCAATCATTTCACCGGTTGCAGGGTCTGCTATTCTCACAAATTTCATGCTGTGCGATCTCCTTCCGGAACAGTTCACGGCAAAGGGCGGAAGCGCTCATGTCGTTCTGCGCTGCGATCTGTTCAATCTGGTGCTTCATCTCTGCCGTGACGGATAGCGTCATGTGGGTGCATTCCCCGTGCTTAAAACGGCTTCGCATTGTTCTCTGGTCAGCTCCTTTCGTATGAGATTGATGCGGATATCTGGATGCGTTTGCTTGATAATAGCGGCACATTGCAGCGCCGGTGCCATGCCGAAAAATAGATATGTGGTCTTGGGCCGATACGTGTAGTGGACTGTCAGCAACCATCTATTACCGCTCATTTAAATAATCCTCCTGATATTCTTCACCGGTTAGAATTGCATACATGATCTTTGCAGTAGCATATCTTGCCAAACTACGCCGATATACTTCGCTATCCCATCCTTCACGGTTAAGCCAATAACGCACCTTTTCCGCCAGATCATTGATATAACGATTAGCATTTTCTTTCCGTAACTGGTTAACCATTGTATAATCTCCTTTCCAACAAGTGTGATCCCTTCTCATTGTATTCCCAGATTTCCACAGTCATTATATAAATAGAGAGAACGAACAAAAATCCGAGCATAATCATCTGACCAGTAGGAAAATTGTTCGCCATTCTTGTAGTAGATCAAACGGTAGCGCATTTAATACGCCTCCTTTCCAAAATACCGCCGTGCTAACTGTGCCATGCGGCGATCGTCTTTCATGAGTAGCATTAGCATATTCCAGACTTTCCATTCACCTTTGCGAATTGCAACCTCTTGGTCACACTCTCCGTATTTGTCACGCTTGCTTGAGTAGAAATCAAAAGCAATGCTTTACCATTCTTCAACGTGCTTCACAATGGTTTTATAACGGATTTCATCGTTGATGTTTTTATAATGAATTTCATTCATGATTTAACCCTCCTTAATTACTTCACACGCTTCTTCTCTGGTCTTTCCGAAATGACCGTCTTGTATATTGCTTACAGGTAAGAACAACCAAAGATCTTTATCTTCAACACACCACGTAATAATGCCAACCTTAATAAGATCAGCAACCGTTCCAACCACGCCGTAAAGAATTGTTTTATCATCGTTGCGGACTTTTCGCAAGGTGGTTTCTTCGTAGCCTTTGTTCTTCATGAATTTCATTTTAATTATCCTTTCTCCGTTCGGCTATTGTGTTCTGTGTTCTGCTCTTGTTTGATTGTCTATATCTTATCATAAAAAATACTAAAAAGCAATAACTTTTATCATTATATATTCTAATATCAACTATAAGAAAATAATATAGCTCCACTGTCCACCACATGCACACACTTGTCCGCCAGTCAAGGACGCCGAAGTGTCCATGGGGGAAAGACAAATGTCCGCCCACGGTGTTAATCTACCG